GTTGACAATATTTTTGTCATCCCAAAGCATTTTATGATAATATGGGAGCTCAGGGCAAAGACAAACCCAGAGATGGAGGTCTTTTTGAGACGGGTGGGTGATGGAATAAACCACCAGATAATCACAATTCCACTGGGTTCTTTTATGGCTATGAGCAGATTCAACTATGGTGATAGAGACCTGGTCTGTATTAGAATCGGGTCAGGCTATGTGCATAGACACAGGGATATTAGACAATACTTGATGAACCGAGCCAATGTTAAGTTACAGGGTGAGGTTTATTTCCCACTATTTGATCAAGACAAGTTCAGTTATGTAGATAACTTGAGTTGTCCCTATAAGATCATTAGTTCATTACCTTACAAATGTGAGGGAAGGTCTAAAGTTTTTGAGAATAATTTCAACATGGGCTATGCCGCTCCCACCAGATATGGTGATTGTGGCTTACCTCTTGTGATAAAGGATCCTACCACCCGAGCGGATAAAATGTTCGGGTATCATGTGGCAGGTAACGGTGGCATGGGTGTTGCCGCACCCTTTTCTATTGAGGATTATGATGTAGCAGTAGCTTTCTTCTCTCAGAGTGAGGGTATAGTCGTCTCCCAGTTTAAAACAACGGCTGATGTCATGTTAGACCTTAACAACAATGTCGGTAAATTAACATTAGATGATTTAAAGTCTCCCCCGCCGTCTAAGGCAATTCCAGGCAAAGTGAACCTTGCCTATGTGGATCCAGTTATCGTACCAACAAGTACCTCAATATTACCCTCGCCCCTAAACGGCAAAATAGAGGGTGCTGAGCCCAAGACAAAACCTGTGTGGCTAAGACCCTTTGGTAAGGGTGATGATAGAAAGGACCCAGTAAAGATTAGCACAGCCAAGTATCACAAGACTATTGGTAAAATAGATCTTGATATGCTAGATGAGTGTGTGGATCTATATAATGACCTTCTATTCAATAGCCCATTGGTCCGCTACAATGAGAATGTCCCACGTGGGACTTTGCCTTATGAGCAGGCTGTCGCAGGTATACCCGGTGTAATTGGGCTTGATGGATTGCCCAGGTCTACATCACCAGGTTACCCTTGGGTTGCCCTCGTGTCGGGGAAGGGGAAAACTTCCTTTTTTGGTAGCGAGGGACCGTATGAATTCGGCAGTGATGATGAGATAAAACTCAGAGCCGCTGTAGAAAACATTATGAGCAATGCTTATGATGGGGTAAGATTGACCCATGTATTTTCTGATTTTCCAAAAGACGAGCGTATGCTAATCTTTAAAGTTGATGAAGGAAAAGCGAGGAAAATCTCTGGTAGTGCTCTTGACTTCACAGTTGTGATACGGATGTCATTCGGAGCCTTCAACCAGTTTATGATAGAAAACCGCATCTACAATCAATGTGCAGTGGGTGTTAATGTTTTTTCTAGTGAATGGGACAATATCGCTGATTACTTAGGTCAGGATTCAATTTTTATTGCCGGTGACTTTAGTAATTATGATGGGTCATTGCCTTACTGCCTTATGGTGCGATTCCTCGAGAGTGCCAGACTCTATTATAATGATGCTGGATCTCGCGAAGATATGGCCAGGACAGTACTGTTCGAGGATCTCGCCAACTCAAAACACCTATTAGATGGTGTGATATATGAGTGGGTGGGAAGCAACTCATCAGGCAACCCCCTAACGACTGTACTCAATTCGTGGTGTAACAACATATTACTCAGATATGCCACAATGCTTCAACTTAAGGAGCATTATGATCACCCCGCAGCCCTTAAAATTATGTGGAAAATGGATGAATTTGTCAGGTTCTGTACGTATGGGGATGATAACGTGATTGCGTTAAGACGTGGTCACCCTATGTCTACTTATCTTAGTCAGGAGGGATATACTAAAGCGTTTGCCTCAATGGGCCTTAAATACACTGACGAATTCAAAGGATCTGGCGTTGTTAAAGAGGGCAGAACGCTATCTGAGATAAACTTCCTCAAACGCAGCTGGAAAAAGACTAGTATCATGCCATCGCGGAACTACCTATCTGCGCTGAGTATTGACACC